TCATCCGCTGACGCGCAGGTCGATTCGTTTTACGAATCAGCTTGCAAATCAGAGACTCGCTTGTAGTGGCAGTATGGATAGACGAACAGCTACGCTGGACCTGAAAGATGCTTCTGATCGGGTGCATTTGCACTTAGTTCAGAGGATCTTTAAGACCTCAGGGATCCTCGAATACTTGGAGGATGCTCGTTCGCTACATGCCACTCTTCCCAACGGGAAGAACATTGTTCTGTTCAAGTATGCATCTATGGGATCAGCTTTATGCTTTCCTGTAGAAGCAATGGTATTTTATACCCTTGTTCAGAGTGCAATGCACCAACTCGATGGGAGGCGCCCGAGTACTTCATCTATCAAGTACTATAGTACGAAGATAGATATCTATGGAGACGATATAATTGTCCCCGTAGAGTATACGGACGTTATCGTGAATTACCTTGAGAGCTATGCTCTAAAGGTTAACGTCAGCAAGTCATTCAAGGAAGGTTTCTTCCGAGAATCTTGCGGTGCGGATTACTATAAAGGCGTGCCGGTTAACCCGGTTTATGCCCGAACAGTGCCGCATGACGATTCACGACTCTGGACCCCCGAACACGTAATGTCTTGGAATGCTACTGCAGACCTCTTTTATATGAGAGGAATGTGGGTAGTTGCCCAGGAAATACGTGATTTGGTAAGTCGAGTGGTGAGACGTACCATACCCAAAACCAAAATAATTGGATCGGGTATAGCCTTCTTTAGTTACCTTTACAGTACGGATCTTTATTGGAATAAAGATTTGCACTGTTGGCAGCAAAAGAGGCTACATTACCATCCAGTCAAAAGAAAGGATAGTATTGATGGAGACGAACTCGCCTGCCTCAACAAATGGGGTCAAACTACCGCTCGATCGAGCCGATGCTCGACAGGTGACGGTTATCCAAATTCCAGTACACTTAGAGGACATCGCAAGATGCCTCGAGTATCCGGAAGAGGGTATCCCGACCAACGTCGACTTGGTCAACGTAGAGTGGGAAGTAGGCCCAGAGGTGTTGACACATGGTTCAGCGACCGCTGCATACGCATGTTACCAGTCTCACAGCAGGATGAGGAGGGAAACTTTCCTCACCTTCCCGCAGTGGCTGGACATGATTATGCCAGTGGCACGGAATCAGGTGCAACTCGGCCAGAATTTGACTTCTCCGCAGACTACTGCCTGACGGAAGAAGTCTCAGCCGATCCCTTATCTTACCTAGATGGTAGGATTGAAGGATTGGACTTTCTGACCAGTGCAAAGCGCGGCTGCTTTAAGTCGAAAAGCCGATGGGTCACGCACGCTGCGTGACGGCGACTTGTCGCCTGGGGAGATG